AACGGTGAGTGCGGACGACGCGTTCGAGTTCAGCGTTGACCAGCGCAAGGAGATGTTGAGCAAGAGCAGGGACGCTGGTAAACTTCACGATCGAATGGGTCCGGAGTTGGATCCGACGCAGACTTGGTGGACCCTCATGAATCGCACAACGAAGTATGCACGCGAGAAGGCTGGCGAACATCAGGGTCATCTCGAGACTTTCGCTGGTAGTTGGCTGTTGGATGCACTTCCCAGTTTGAACTAGAATATGCGCACGTTACCTACTGATGGTCGCGAACGTCAGCAAGGACGATCGGAGGGGATGGCAACAGGTGTGCTCCGACCTCAACCACCGTCTTGCCAACTTGCCTTGGTTCCTGGTGGTGAAGGGGATTGCCATACGTGCGCGAATAGTGACGATGTGTCATCGTGAGGGCGATGAACGTGCCCAATTTCACATGGGCGAAAGGGAAGCGAACGTTGCAGGACCAAGGGAAACGAGGGGTCTAAGTGACGGGTCGGAACATTGACTGTCTGGTCTGCCAATTCGTGAAACAATGCCTGCACACATCGTAAGTTGTGGACGGGTGTGACCGTGAGTTCGGGCAAGGATTGCGGTCAATCAGGGACGAGCACCCGTCCTGTTCGTGAGGAGATGTCAGTCTCGAGACGCATTGGTGTGCGACCCACCAATCCTCGCTCGGTGGCGGTCTCCTCACCTCTTCGAGGTCAGGATGACAACATGTCCGTACTGTGAACTGTCAACGTCGGGTGAACACAAGTTTGACTGTCCCAACCACTGGTCAAAGCAAATACACTCACCGATGCAAACGTGGTCACCTTTCTTTCCAAGTGTTGCGTATCCCGTCTCACAACCCGGTTGGGTGTGTCCTAAATGTGGAAGATGCTTCGCGTGGTGGGTTGCGGAATGTCACTACTGCAACAACAAGATCACAGAGACGAAGACCGGCACTAGTTCTGCACCAACCTCCAAGTAGAACAGCGCAGAAGGAGAACTTGTGAAGGCAAAAACGTGGTGTGAAACGGTCTGTGCAAGGCACGGATCCATTTCGACGAGAAAGGGAACCACGCTTCGGACGGTGAAGGTGCAACGACCTCGTCACAAGCGTGAAGCCATGTCCGGTTGTCCAACATGTCGAGGCGAACTTCGTGCCCACAAACAATTGTAGTCGATGTGATCTTTGCTACTCCTCGATCTCGAACACTGGGGTGTCTGCTGTCTGTGTTGACGGACGTGGTCCACTTGACTCACCGATCGTGTTTGTTGGGGAAGCGTTAGGCAGTGTGGAAGTTGAGCAGGCACTCCCATTCGTTGGTCAAGCCGGACAGTTGCTTGACCAACTGATTCGTGACGCAGAACTGTCAGACGTCTCGCTGCGTGTCACGAATGTTTGCAGATGTCGACCTCCTGAGAATCGCGTTCCTACTCCCACTGAAATTGAAGCGTGTAGACCATTCCTCGCGAAGGAACTGAAGTTGGTCAAACCGAAACTGATTGTGTGTCTCGGTGCGACTGCTGCACAAACCGTTCTTCGCGTTCGGACACTTCAGGAAGTCCGTGGTCGTTTCTTCAGGTCTGACGAGTTCAATTGCACCGTTCTCTCGACCTACCACCCTGCAGCACTTCTCCGCCAACCGAAACCTGCTTCGGGTGAACATCCGATGCGTAGGTTGATGGTGGAGGACTTGAAGGAAGCAAAGTACTGGTTGGCACACGGAATAAAGCGACCAGTGAACTTGGACTTCTGGGCAGCGACTTCTGCATCTGCCGTAAGAAAGTTGTTCGAGGAACTCGAATCCGTTGATTCCTTCGTTCTCGACTTGGAGACAACGGGATTTGATCGTCGAAACGACAAGGTTCTCTGTGGTTCGTTCGCTTGGAAACCCAACCAAGCTGCGATCCTTCCCCTTCGTGGTCAAGCGACGGTTGAACATCCACTAGGTGAACCCTTCTGGTCCGAACGCATGACCAGATACATTCTCGACAGGTGGCATCGGTTGGTCTCATCTGGCAAGAGGATGTCGAACCACAACTGCAAGTTCGATGGTACGTTCATGGTTGCTGGACTGGGATTTCTCAACTTGCAACCATGGTTCTGTGACACGATGCAAGGACAACACCTTCTTGACGAGAATGGTCCTCACGACCTCGAAGGGTTGTCAGGAATGTACCTTGGCGTGTCACCTTGGGATGAAGGAATTCGCAACCATTTGCCGAACACGAAGACACCGTACAGCGTCATTCCACCGGAAGAGTTGTGGAGGTACGCGTGTTTCGACAGTCACTACACCCGACGGTTGGAGCACGAAATCATTCTCCCTCGTTTGCAAGCCGAACCCAAGTTGTTGAACCTCTTCAACACGTTGACGATGCCAATGGTGAATGCACTGACGTGGATGGAAGTGGAAGGTTTCGGTGTCGACGTCTACAAACTGTCGGTCGCGATTGAGGAGAACCAACGTGCACTTGCAACCAAGGTCGAGAAACTCTTCCACCTCGCAGGTCACGACTTCAAGTGGAAGAACAGTGCGGTGGTTGCACAGGTGCTCTTCGAGGAACAAGGGATCACCCCCATCAAACGCACGGAGAAGAACAAGAGTTGGAGTACGGATGCCGAAGTCCTCGACAAACTTACGGGACATCCAATCGTAGATGCACTACTCGATGTTCGGAAGACCACCAAGACGATCGAACTGCTGGTTGGTTCGGAAACGGGTGAAGGAAAGACAGGCATCCGACGTTACCTTGATCCGAACGGCAACATCCATCCGGTGTACTCCATCCATGGAACACGGAACGGTCGTTTGTCATGCACCGAACCACCGTTGCACAACGTTCCACGTGACAGTGAGAAGTATGCGATTGCTGTTCGCAACCTCTTCCGAGCAAGTCGACCCAACTGGTTGTTGGGTGAGTTCGACTACGACCAGGCAGAGTTCCGGGTTGCAGCATGGCACTCACAAGATCCCGAAGTTCTGAAGATCTTCGAGGAGAACCTCGACATCCACAAGTTTGCAGCAGAAGCGATGTTCCAGGTTCCATACGCGAAGGTGGACAAGGAACAGCGCTATCTCGCGAAGTTCATCAACTTTGGTGTCTTGTTCGGTCGGGGTGAGAGCAGTCTCGACGACCAGTTCCACATTGGTCGCGACAAGGCACACGCGTTCATGCAGAATTACTGGGGTCGGTTCAGTGTTCTCTACGGTTGGATGCAAGAGATCAAACGGGAAGCTCGAACGAAGGGTGTTCTTGAGCTTCCGAGTGGTCGCAAACGGAGATTTCCAGGGTACAGAGGTGACGATCCCGGAAAACTTGCGGACATCGAACGTCAGGCACTGAACTTTCCTTGTGCAGGTGTGGTTACCGACGTGATGAGCATGGCGACCGTTGAGATTGCGGAGAAGGGACGAAAGGAAGACTGGGTTCGCTTCGTTCTCAATCACTCCCTCCACGACGCACTTTACCCCTCTCATCATCCTGATCACATCGAGGAGTCTGCACACTTCATTGGAACAACGATGACGAAGACGAGATGGGGTATCAGTCTACCCGTGCGAGGAACTGTTGGAAAGTACTGGGGTGATCCAGAAGCAAAGGAGTACGTGTTTCCTGCGGTCACCCCCTTGCGAAAACGTTGAACCCCGTACTATACATGAGAGGTGCATGTGAAAGTGGAATCGCTTGATACACTCAGAGAACTCTTGAACATCGATCGACTCCGGTTGCAGGAAGAACTCATCGGTCAACCAGGTCTCTTTGCACGGGTTGCAGAACTTCACGGAATTGCGTGGATGGACGTAAGCAGAGCGAAACTCACGTTGGCAAAGGTTGAAGCAGCACTGGAGCAACGTATTCGGTTGATGTTGGACGAAGACAGGCGAACATCGGGTTCAGGACAGTGGGTCATGCGGGAGGAGGTAATCGCGGCAGTACACAGAGAACAGGCATGGGTAGACGCAAACGAAAGGGTCATCGGTGCACAATCAACTCTTGGACAGATCAGTGCAATCAAAGACGCATACATCCAACGGTCACAGATGCTCATCAGTTTGTGCGGATTGACTCGTCAAGAACTCGCAGGACTCAGCACCGCCATTGCAACCGACTCACGAATCTGAGGAGACTCAAATGGCACAGGTTGACCTGTCGAAAATCGCCGAAGACGCAAAGGAACTGGAAAAGACTGCTGGCAACGCTTCCTTCCTGACGTTCAAGGACGGTGAAACTCTCGTTCGGTTCCTTCCTGCTTACAGCGACGAACTTGTTGGAAGACCATACATTGAGGTGTACCAACACTGGATTACGCTGCCTGGTCGGAAGAACAGCATTCCCGTGTACTGCAACTGTCGTCCAGAACCGTTTGGTGATGGTCGGTGTCTCTTCTGTGAGAAGTACACTGAACTCGTCAAGGCGGGAGACAAGAATGCAAGTGATTGGTCAGCACAGCGTCGCTTCATGTGGAATGCGATAGATCCCAACAAACTCCATGAGGGTCCGAAACTTTGTCAGGTTCCGACGATGTTGCAACGTCAAATTCTTGGGATCATGATGAACCGTGAGTACGGTGACATTACCGCACTCGAAGGTGGAACGATTGTAACGGTTCGTCGTGAGGGAACCGGACGTGATGGAACGCAGTACTTCGCCACTCCTGGCAGACTTCAGCACACCCTTCCACTGGAACACCTGAAGAATGGGTTGCTCGACCTGAAGGCGTGCGTCAAGCACCATACGTATGAGGAACAGGAGGAGTTGCTTGCTGGAAAACAGGTTGACACTCGTGGAACGGTTCCTCAACTTGCGAGTTCTCCACTGACTCAGTCACAACGTCCGACCTATGCACCGGATGACTTCGGTCCCCCTGTTGGTGGACAGTACGCACCTGGAAAGACAGTGCCAGTGTGTTACTCCGACTCCGACATCTTCCGTGCAGACTCTCCTGCGTGCCAGAAGTGTGCAGTGTTCATTCCTTGTGGCAACCGACTGAAGGATCCCGAGGGTGCGAAGAAGCATGATGCTCAACCCGTTGCAACTGCTCCTGTGAAAGCACCCTCGCCAGCTGAATAACGAGGTAACCAGTGCCTCCCAAGAAAGCGAACGACGAACGACCTGATTCGATTGACGCGATCGTCTCGGAACTAAGAAAGACGTATGGTGTTGACACCACGTTCGAGTTGGATGGATCGGGTCCGATTGCATCGGACGTTCGCTTGTGGGTGTCCACTCGAATTCCAACGATTGACTTGGCACTCGGACATCCTGGAATTCCGTGCGGAAAGCTGACGGAAATCTCTGGCAACGAGTCGAGTGGAAAAACCACGTTGGCTTTGTCGATGGCAGCGGATGTCACTCAACGTGGTGGCACTGTTTGGTTCTTCGACACCGAACACGCACTGAACAGGGAGTGGGCAGAACACATTGGTGTCATTTCGTCGAAATGCAAGGTACAGCAACCCTCGACACTTGAGGATTGCCTGGACCAGATGATCTTCTTGATCAACCGGTTGACACAGTTGAACGATGGTCATCCACATATGGTCATCTGGGACAGTCAGTCCAGTACACCGTCCTTGGCTGAAGTCAAAGCGACGATGAGTGAACACACGGTTGCCGACGCTGCGAGACTTGTATCTGCAGGTCTTCGAAAGATGGTCGAACCCCTCGCCAAGTCAGACGTTGCGCTGGTGATCATCAACCAGCATAGAGAGGACATAGGTGCGTACGGTGGTTGGGGGACTACATACACGTTCAGAGCGTACCATCCTCAAGCCTTTCACTCGTCTCTCATGTTGGTGGTTTCCAAAGCAGGACTGTTGTCAAGGGGTGAGGGTGCAGACAAGGTGAACTACGGTTCACGTGTCAAGGTCATGGTACAGAAGAACAAGGTCGCTGTTCCTTTGAAGATGGGTCAGTTCGTGATCATGTTCGACGAGAAGAACGATCGTTGGGGACCTGACATTCCTGGTTCGTATCTCGAACTTGCCGTCAAGTACGAACTCGTCAGAAAGCGTGCGGGTGGTTTCTACGAGATCGATGGGCGGGATTCAGGCTTCACTGACCTTCAATGGTACAGACAGATACTTGGGGAGTTCAAGGTCAAGGAAGCTATCGACGGTCTGTTGTGGTCAGACCATTTGAGTAAGGGAGAAATGAGTGCGCTACCTGCTGTTTCTGCGTAACCCGAGTGATTGGACGCAACGAATGCAATGGGAGGTGGACGCAGAGAATCTCGAGGATGCGCGGACGAAGGCACACAGTGTCTGGCCGTACCCTTCCACCTTCGAGATCATCTCGATGGAAGCCGTAGAAATGGAGAGTGAGGGTGGAGATGTCACCACCTAAGGAAGAGCAGCACAACATCCTGGAGTCGTTGTCACGTCCTCTCAACATTCCGTCACCCACACAGTCTGGTGCAAACGCCAAAGGTGCGGATTTTGAGTTGAGAGTTTCGAAGGCAATCACTAAAGCGTTCGGTCGAACTGACAACAACAAGTTTTCGCCTAGAAGTCCTCGATCGGGTGGTCGCGCAACACCAGAGTGGAAAGGTGACATTTCCCTGGTGGGGGATGCAGTCAAACTCTTTCCCTTCTTGATCGAGTGCAAGAACGATGATCTGTGGACGTTGGAAAGCTTCTTCTCCCGACCGCTGAAGTCCACACTCTACGGGTACTGGAGGAAGATCAAGAGGGAAGCGTCCGTCACCGACTTTTCACCTGCTCTGTGCTTCAAACGGTTTGGTACTCCGGCTTTCTGGATGTGTGAGAAGCACGTTGCAGGTCGCGCACTCCTACAGGCACGGGACTACATGCCGTCGTTCCTGATACAATATACCGTAGACAGGGAGTGTTTGACGGTGATGCTTCTTGACGAGTTTCTTCCACTTTGGGTCAAGTACACGGAACAATGTCCGACGACAAGTTGAATTCGACACTGTCCAAACTCGGTGATCAGTACACGGTTACTCCTACTTCTCCACACCGCGGGAAGGACAAGGACCAACTCCGAGAAGCCTTCTACGCTCTCGTTGATCAAGGTGTTTCCACTCACGCGGCAACCAAAGCGATTGGTATTCCTTCCGAAATGGGTTCAGAGTGGGTTCAACAGCGGAAGCGTGACAACGAGGTTACGTGGACCGACAATGAAGAGACACGTGTTGCCGAACGACAGAGCACAATTCGTCGGATGTGGCGGCTCATGCGTCGCCTTCTCGATCTTGCAGACAGGCAAGCACCACACGCAACGTTCCGTGAACTGATGGGTGGAGTTGCAATCCTCGCTGAAAAGGCACAGTTGCTTGCAGGTGAACCGACACAACGGACTTCGGTTGCTGTCTCGGTGGTTGCAGACCAACTTGAAAGCCGAATGAAGCGCGCTTCCGTCTATCTTGCACAAGATGCACAATATGAGGTACTGGACAAAGAGGTTGAGTCTGACGATGTAGTCATGACGAGTCACAGAGACGGTTGACGACTCCGAGAACTACGGTTCCTGCTCACCGGCTCTTCGGACGTTGGTTCCAACAGTCTATGGTTTGGTGTGTCCCTACACCCACAGAATTCGCTACGTGGGTTATACGGGGATGGACCTGCACACTCGGTTGAACTCTCACATCACCGAGTTTCGACGCTGTCGTGGTTCCTCGCAAAAAGAGTGTTGGTTTGAAGAGTTGGATCGAAAACACCTTCTCTCCCAACTCTCAATCGTTTCCCTCGACACTCTCCCCAATCGCACTCTTGCACTAGTTGCCGAGAAACGTTGGATTTGCCGACTCCGCCGGCATCGTTTCTTGCTCACGAACATGCTCCCCGGTGGCAATGGTTTTCCACTCCACTCTACGACTGATCAGAAGTTTACACCGAAAATGCGAGAGGCGTTGGTGTGTGGATTGATACAGGCGTGGACTCATCGTGTTCCTGTTGAACTTCGTCAAACATGGGCAAGTTTGACAACCGAACAACAGCACCGTTTCTACTTTCGTCACCCTGGTTCTCCAGAAGTGAGAGCAAAGAACGCAACTACGCATGTTGGACGAATTGCATCACCCGAAACTTGCGCCAAGATGGCCAAGAACTGGCGGAATGGGAGTGTCTTGAGTGGCAGCAATCCCACCTGAATTGCTTCGCGACCCCCACTTCAAGATCAACACTGCTACTCTCGACACTTCTACTCGTCGTGAACTGGGAATGGCATGGTTGGCAGTTGAAAGCCAACTGGGTCGAAGGCACTTCTCGTACTTCTCCAAGTACGTCCTCGGTCACTCGTACGAGAAGAAGTTCCAGAAGCAGTGGTTTGACCTCTGGGACGGCAATGACTCGTGCACCCTCATTGGTCCTCGAGGTTTCCGTAAGTCTACGATGCTTACGGAAGACTACCTGACCTGGAGGATCGTCCGCAACCAGAACCTCTCCAGCATCATCATCTCCGACACTTCCACACAGGCGGAGATGTTCGTCAACCTCATCAAGACGCACTTCGAGAACAGTGAAGAGTTGCGTCTGATCTATGGTGACTATACCTCCCAACAACAGTGGCAGTCGGGTGTGTTCACGGTCCGAAGGAATGTGGACAGACGGGAACCAACGTGCAAGGGTGTGGGTGTTGAAGGTGCTCTCGTTGGTGCACACTACGACATCATCATCCTCGATGACTCGGTGTCCGAGACAAGTTCGAAGACCTCCCACCAACGATTGAAGTTCGACAACTGGTACTACAAGGTCGTGTTCCCTGCCCTGAACCTTCCTGGCGGTGAGATCAAGAAACAGGGAACGAAGTACCACCCGAAGGACATGTACTGGAGATGGATCACGGGTGAGGACAAGGAAGCCTTCCTTGTCACACCCTGTCTTGCCATCAATCCCGAAACGGGTGAGTTGGAGTCGATCTGGCCCGAGTTGATTGGGACCAAAGCACTGCTCAAGAAGCGTGCTTCCATGCCACTGATTGCATGGGAATCGCAGTACATGGGCAAGTGCGATGCGGTCGAGGGTGGTATTTGCACAACGGAACAGATCAAGTGGTACAACGAAACACCACATGGACTCGCGTTCTACAACGGTTCGGACTTCGCGGTGTCCTTGAAGGAAGAGGCGTGTGAGTTTTCAACGTGCACACTCGGTGTCGACAAGCAGAACAACGTGTACGTTGAGGCTTCGATGCACGGCAAGTTTCCGGTTGCTCAACAGTTGGACATCATCCAACAGCACTGTGGTAAGCCTTGGAACGTTCAGTGGGCAGGAGTCGAGGCAAATGGTTTCCAGTTGATCATGCCTCAACTCTTTCCCATGTTCCAGATCAACGTGCCGATCAAGGAGATTACGCATCAGATTCCGAAGGACGATCGCAATGTGCAGTTGCGTCCGTTCTTCCAACAGGGTCGGATCTTCTTCAAGGACACTCCAGGCAATCACGACTTGGTGGATCAGATCGTTTCGTGGTATCCAGGTTCGGAGGAAGCAGACAGAGTCGATGCACTCTACAACGCATTCTTCACTGCGTTCAAAGACGTCGAGATTGGCGACTTCGAAAGTCTCTCGCTTGACGATCCTTCATTTGCACGTGGTGATGTCAACGCTGACTACGCACGTACAATCATGTCGCAGGAACTGACGTTGGACGAACCCACCAACGAAGATCACGAGAAGAACGTGCGTGACTTCAACGCTGCACGTCGGACAGAGTATCGCAACCTTGTCCGAGCACTTCGATGATCAAACCAGTGATCTACGGTTTGTGGGATCCTTCATTGGAAACCTGCCACTACGTTGGATACTCCATCAACCCGAGTGCAAGGTTGAAGGAGCACATGGACACCTGTGCGACTGAGAAGAATGCGAAGTCTGCGTGGTTGTACGAGTTGAAGTTGAGAAAGTGGACTCCCCGACTCGTGATCTTGGAGGAGTTGGAACTCGATGACGATTGGGAGGTAAAGGAACGGGAGTGGATCGCACACATGCGTGCGAGTGGTTTCCCGCTTTTGAACGAAGTAGCTGGAGGATTGGGTACGACAGACCCCAGTCCACGCATTCGTGAAGCTTCGGCTCGTGGTGGAAAGCAGAACGCTGGCAAACAGTTGTCGGAAGAAACCAAGCAGAGGATTAGCGAGGGAATGAAGGAGAGGTGATGGTGATGGCAAGGACCCGGCATACTGTAGACGAGTTTGCGGTGATGATTGCACGGGAAGAAGGAAAAGTGTTGTCCGCGATCCCTTCACGAGACGAACGTGTCTCACTTGGTGGAGGAAGAGGTTACCACACTCCATACAAGTCGAGTGACCTTCTCACCTGGTCGGACACTTCTCCTGCACTGCTGCGCCGTATCTACCGCAGATCGTCTGCAGTTCGTTCGTGTGTTGACTCCATCACCCGACAGATCTCAACGTTGGAATGGGAGATCGTTTCGAGGAATGGCAGACAGGGTGATCCAAACATGGTCGAGTACATCACCGATCTGTTTGGCAACCCGAATATCAATCCTCAAACGTTTCAGGACTTCCTCTCCAGTTGGTTGAACGACGTGCTTGTTCTTGACTACGGCGTTGTCGAGAAAGTGAGAGCAAAGAACGGAGAACTCCGCGAACTGTTCGTTCGGGATGGTGGGACGTTCCAACAGTCTACTGACCAGTACGGTGTGTTGGAACAGTACATCCAGCAACCTGCCAATTCGAACGTTGGCATCATTCCTGGTCCACTTTCAACTGCTTCACCCATTACCTTCGAACCGAACAACATCATCGAACTCCACTTGTACCCACAGACGGATACCGATGATGGCTGTCCACCGATTCTGTCGATCCTTGACGAAGTTGCTGCCCTGTTGCTTTCGTCTCGATCCATTGCACAATCGTTCGTTAGCGACGAAGTCCCACCAGGTATCCTTCACGTGGATGGACTCGGTCGGGAAGCGTACGAACGCGTGAAGGCGGAGATGCGGGCTGGGCGTGCAGAACGCCTCCGCATGCGCATCTTCGCGAACGTGAAGACGGTTGCTTGGCACGAGTTGCGCAAACCGAATCGCGAGCAACAGTTGGATGAACTCCGCTCTTCCATCGAAGGGATTGTGTACCGTGCGTTCGGTCTGTCACCCGTTGGAATGGGTAGAAGCGACGTGAACAGAGCAACAGGTGTAGCACAGTTGGAGAACCAACGCTCCGCGTTGTTCATTCCTATCGTCAAACTGGTTCAGGAAGTGCTAACCCAACAAGTGGTGTGGGAGTTCGATCGCAATCTCAAGTTCCGGTTCAAGATTCCACTCACTGACGAGGAACGACAGTACATTGCCGATCTCATTCAGCATGCACTTCCGAAGGGTGTCGTGAACAGGGACGTCATCAGAGGTGAGATGCATCTCGATCCGATTGCAGGTGGTGGTGTTCATGCACTGGAAATTCCTGCAACCACTGATATCTGGCTTGTGGAGTCGTTGCCGCAGTTGGCACAGTTGTCACAACAAGTTCGGAAAGCGAATGCAAAACCTGCTCTACCTCCCATGGTCCGACCTACCGTTGGTGCGAAGTTTGATGATGTTCGACAAGCACTCGAAACTGCTCTCGAGTCACATTGGCAGAATGCGTGTCGTGCAGTGACGAAGAAAGAACTACCTGAAGTCTTGTCCATGTTGACTGGAAAGATTTGTAACAGTGTCAACGATGCGGTTCGCACCCTCAACACCACCAGAGAACTTGTTGGGAGACTCGAAGGAAGGAAAGTGACACCCATTCAAACCATATCGGGGGATGCGGTCAAGGCACTGTTGACGGAAGCCGTTCGTGTTCCTGAGGATTTGGCACGCAGACAGCGACTTCCGAGTTTGCTTGCCCAAATGGTTGTGGGGAGCGACGATGTGGCTCATTCGGATCCTGTGTCGTAAGTTTCACCGATCACGAAAACGGGGACACCGACTCAACCTTTCGCTTGGTCCCGTTCGGGAACTTCGTGACGTTCTTCGATTTCCCGAACACAGACACCACACTCACTCGTGGAAGCGTTCAATCTTCCGCACAAAGGAGACAACCGTGGCAACACCCATTTCCATCACGCTGTTGCAGTACCTTCCTCTTTCGATTGCACCAACTGACAGGCGGCACAATCCTGCTCCTGTAACCAACATTCAGTGGGGAAGCAGTGGATCGTCATTCCAGATCGTTCCCAGTTTGGATGGACTGTCGTGTGAGATTACTCCAACCGAACTTACAATGGAGACGGTCAGTGTCAGTGCTGTTGCTGAAGATGGTGTGACACTTACGGAGACGATCGACGTGTCCGTTGTGGCGGCACCAGCGGTTGCATTGAATCTCGTTCCGGGGAATCCCGTGGATCTTCCGTAGCAATACAAAGTATCAGATGCAATGACGATCCGTTGGGACTAACGGAATCCCAAAGGCTCCAATGAAGGATCGTACGGATGCTGACACTGACACTTGATTCCGGACAAACCCTTCAACTTCTTTCTGGCAACTTGGAGACGATGAAGGGGATGCAACTTGGAGTGCTTGCAGGAACACTGCTGAGCATTGAGGATACGGATGTGGAGGACATCGAGATTGCAGTCAGTGAGTTCGTCGACGAACAGTCGATCGTCATTGCATCGCAACTGGGATTCCAATGTGTAGGCAAGTCACTTGAGGGTGGTCGGGGTAACGACAAACTGGTGGTGTTGACTTTCCGCAGGAGAAACGAAAGGAAATGACCACGCATATCTACACCTACTCCAACGACAACGTCCTCGAACACAGTTGGTACGTTGGCAAAGCAAACGACATCGGTGTACGTTGGAACAGGTGCAAAGATGAAAAGCGTGAAGACAACTGTAGGAAATGGGACCTTGTCCAAGTACACCTGAAAGCTGGTACGATTCCGTTCTTTCACACTCTTGAAGTCGTTCCAATGTCCAAATGGGAAGAACGCGAGATCTACTGGATTGCATATGGAAGGGAACAAGGTTGGCCACTGACCAACATTTCTCGTGGTGGCAATGGGACTGGAACACTTCGCGAGGACGTCCTTGTTCGGTTGAGGGTGTCACAGAAAGGTAAACCCAACACGTTCAAGGGAAAGAAGCACACACCTGAAGCACTTGCAAAGATAAGTGCAGCAAGCAAAGGCAAGAAACGTTCGGTTGAAGTGTGTGCAAAGATAAGTACTGCACAGAAAGGTAAACCGAAGTCACTCGAATACCGTATTGCGTTGCGCGTTGCAACGAAAGGAAGACCGGGCAAGAAGCACACACTTGAAGCGTGTGCAAAGATAAGTGCAGCACAGAAGGGCAAGAAACTTACTCTTGAACATCGCAAACAACTGAGCGAGTTGAGAAAGGCTGCACATCGTGCGGGTTTGTACGACTACTGCAAGCGTAAACCTGGTGAGTTTCACCATTCTGAAGAGAGTCGTCTCAAAACGTCTCGATCGCTGAAGGAGTGGTTGGAGACACCCGAAGGTGTTCAGTCCAGGAAACAGTCGAGCGAAGCGTGCAGTCGTCGTTGGTCAACACCTGCGTTCAAAGCAACGATGTGTGAAGTTGGGAAGATTGCAGGGACATCTTTTCATGCACGTTTGACACCTGATGAACATGTGACATGGGTAGATTCCATTCGGAGAAGCAAATGCCATATCCAAGTCTAGAGTCACTTCCTGATGCTGTTCGGAAGTTGTCCATTCATTTGCAAAGGATATGGAAGGAGACGTTCAATCAGACTTGGGCAAAGTACCCCGGCGATGAAGGTCGATGTGCTGCAACCGCTTGGCATGTTGTCAACAACGCTCGTGGAAAGAAGTCGGAGAAACCTGGGGAAGGAGAATTGACGATGACGTGTTCGTTTGTGGCAAGTCCAAAGACACCTGTTGACTGGAAGAAGATGTGTCATGTCACCAAGAGCGATTCTGCAATGAAGAGAAGTGTTTCGGTTGCGGTTGTTGCACTCGTGGGAATCAGGGATGGAGTGAAGGGTTTGTCCACTTCCGATCGAACGAGTGCATGGAATCATGCCGCGAAGCACTACTCACAGTGGAACATGATCATGCCTGACAAGAACAAGTGTGACAAGCTGTCCCCTGCGGATTGTGTCAACCTCACATCACGCTTCGACCACAATTTGCAGTTGTTCAATGGTGACGAGAATGCTGCACTGCTGAAGTCGTTGGATGAGGTTTGGGATAGCAAACTCACGTGATTTCGGTAGACTGATCATACTACCGGACAAAAGATCCGTTGGGAGAACGGAAGCTCCAAAGGAGTTATCCCGTTATCTTCCAACGTCTTCGTTCGGACACCTCGGTATCTCGTTCTCGTCACATTCCCGAAGCAAGATTCGGAGAACCTCCTTGTTCGCTTCGATTTTGTGTGAAACACCCCAATCGTCAAAGATCTCGATCCACTTCCCACCGTCAACCACTTTCGTTTTAGTGGTATGAACTGTTCTTCGGTACCGCTTGTCGCTGATTGGGAGACTGGTGAAGTAACTTCCACGAGGTGTCCCCGGTGGGGTTGTCCACAGTGCAACGATGAAGACTTCATTCTCGTTGAAACCCAAACGATCGATTCCAACGTATGTTCTACCCTGCCACTTCACTGGAACTTCTAGGTTGGTCAACATTCTGACACCTTTGAGTAGCTGGGACGCGAGAACATCTTCAAACTGACTCGTTTGCAATGTTGTCGCTGCTTGCACGTGGTTTCAATTACCTCCACCACTGCGTATCGTGCAGGTTCGAATCCAGATAGGCAAGCAACCTCAACGGACTTGATCTTGAAGCGAGTGACGTGTTGCTGATGCCGCTTCTCCCACACCTCACCTACTCTTGGGTATGGTCCCGACCGTGGTTCGTTGGGAATCGTCCGA